TTCATATTTATGGGGATGCTTATTTATTAAAACAAAGAAATAACTTAGAACAAGTTGTAGCTTTATATCCCTTAATGCCTGCACAAATTGAAGCTGTCGGAACAGAAGAAGATTTAATTACAGGTTATAAATATGAAATGAAAGATAATGAAGTTTTATTAAAACCAGAAGATGTTGTTCATATAAGAATGTCTATCGATCCCTCAGACCATAAAAAAGGTTTTAGTCCTTTAAAATCTGTTTTAAGAGAAATTTACGGAGATGAATCTGCTGGACAATTAGCAACTGCTTTATTAGCAAATATGGGTGTTCCAAGTGTAATTATAAGTCCAAAAGATGAAATTGGGCCCAATGAAGAAGAAGCAGAACAAATAAGCAAAGCATATCAAAGGAAAGTTTCTGGAACACAAAAAGGAATGCCTTTAATATTATCTGGTGCAATGAATGTAGAAAAAATGTCTTTTAGTCCAAAAGATTTAGAAATGGGAACTTTAAGAAATTTACCAGAAAGTAGAATATCTGCTGTTTTAGGCGTACCCGCAATTATTGCTGGTTTACAAGTGGGATTAGAAAACGGAACATATTCAAACGCTAGAGAATTAAGAGAAAGTTTTACAGAAAATACTTTAATTCCATTGTGGAGGGTAATAGCACAAGAAATAGAAAATCAATTGTTAAAAGTTGATTTTTCTAATAATGAAAATTTAAGTTGTGCATTTGATATTTCAAATATTAGAACATTACAACAAGACGTAAATGAAACTTATACCAGAATGAATTTAGCAGTTCAAGGTGGGTGGGCGACTTTAGCAGAAGCAAGACGTTCTGTTGGATTGCCTGTTGAAGATGAACATGAAGTATATTTTATTCCAAATGATAAAATTGTTGTTAAAAAAGAAGATATCGGATCGACAACACTTCCAGATATAAATGTAAATGTAGAAACTTCTAATAATGATATTGACGCATTATTTAAAAATATAGAAATTGAACATAAAATAATTAAAGAAGAAAATAATGAAGATGGACAAACTGAATATTGTGTTTATAACGAAGATGAAACTAAATTATTTGGATGTTTTCCAACTATGGAATTAGCAGAAAACAGATTAGCTCAAATTGAAAGATTTGGCGAATCAAGATATAAAATAGAAAACAATAATGCAACACAATAATGAAAAAGGTAAATACGATAATTTAAACTTTTCAATTCCAAAAGGTGCTAAAGAAGAAGCACAAAGAGGAATAGATTGGGTAAAAGAATTTAATAGGGGTGGAACTTCTGTTGGTAGAAGTTCAGCAAGATACATAGTTAATAATTCAAAAGCTGGGGCAGAAAAAATACGACATATTGCCAGATATTTTCCGCGTCATGAAAGTGATAAAGAGGCACAAGGTTGGCGACCAGGCGAAAAAGGTTATCCATCAAATGGAAGAATTGCATGGGCTTTATGGGGTGGCGAAGCTGGTAAAAGCTGGTCTAATAAATTAGTAAGAGCAATGAATAAAATAGATGAAAAAGCAGACAGCGCTATGGAATTAATTAAACGTAGAGAATTATTAAAAAATGAAGAATGGGAATATAGAGAAAACGTTTTTGAAAGTGAAGAAGCTAAAACAATATTTTATAAAAAATTTGATAGCTTATTACAAAATTGGGATTTTACTTTAAGCTTAGAAATTTATAATTTGTTAGACAGACAAAGAAAAGACGTTAAAAAGTTTTTAAAAGATAATCCACCTAATCAAATAGGAATGCAAGGTTTAATAAATTCTATTGTTGATACAAATGTTAAATATTGGAAATCTGATTTTTATGATTTGTATTTGTCAATGGCTTATGACTTTAGTTTATTTCAAATAAATGAATTATTGCCAGAAAGTATTAAATCTAATAGTCAGTTTTCAAGAACAGAATTAGAAAAAATAGAAACAAATAGAAAAAGAAAACCTTTAGGCATAGTAATTAGAGATGGATTTTTTCCAGCAAGAGGCAGACAAGGTGTTTCATTACCAATTCAATCATTAACTAGAAATAGCAAAGCGATCGATTTTGTAAATGGAAGATTAGATTATATATTGCCAGAATTAAGCAAAACTAGAAAACAAATTATTGGACGTGCTTTAAGAAAAAGTTTTGATGAAGCAACTAATTTAGGATTACTTGGCGACGCATTTACTGATTATATATCGGCAGGCATTGACAAAAGTTTAACTAAAAATTTATTAAGTTCAGCTACAAAAATAGCAAGAACAGAGGGATTAGCTATGGCAGAATATGGTAAGATGGTTGGTGCCGAAAAATCTGGACTGTTGTTAGAAAAGCAATGGCTAACGCAAAGAGATAGCAGAGTACGAGATAGTCATATAATTGTTGACAATCAAAGAAGAAAGATGAATCAACAATTTAATGTATCTGGATATAAAATGGATTATCCAGCTGATGGAAAGTATGGTGCTCCGATAGGCTTGATTGTGAATTGTAGATGTACTACTATTTACCATAACAAAAGGATTAAAATATGAGCGCTAACAAATTTGAAAATAAAGATATAAATTTTATAACCACAGATGAAATAGAGGGTAAAGTTGAAGCAGTTTTTTCTGTATTTAATGAAGTTGATTCGGATGGCGACGTAGTTACGGCAGGATCGGTTAAATCTGGTTATGGGGATGAAAAAGGCGTTGCTATGGTTTGGGCTCATGAATGGAAAGAAGTAGTTGGTAGGGGAACAATAGAACAAGATAACGATAAAGCTGTCTTTAAAGGACAATTTATTATGGACACACAAGCAGGCAGAGATGCTTTTCATACAGTAAAAGCAATGAGCGATATGCAACAATGGTCTTTCGGATATGAAGTTATTGATAGCGAATTAGGAATGTTTAAAACAAAAGATGGACAAGACAAAGAAGTAAGATATTTAAAAGAATTAAAAGTTTGGGAAGTTAGTCCAGTTTTAGTAGGCGCTAATCAAAATACATATACTTTATCTGTAAAATCAGAAAAAAAAGAAGATGAAGTAATTGTTGAAGAAACTAAAGATGAAATTAGGAAAGATGTTTTTGACAATCCAGGAGAAGCAATGGAACGCGCCAAACAAATAGGATGTGATGATATTCATAGCCATGACGAAAACGGCGAAACAATTTTTATGCCATGTAAGACACATAATGAATATGAACAAGCTTTAAACAATGAGCCAAAAGGAACTAGGTTTGTTGATGATATTTCTGAATTACGTACTAATTTAGAAAACACACTAAACAGGGCTAAAGAACTTACTTCTTTAAGACTTGAAAAAAATAAAACACTGAGTAAAGAAGCAACAGAAAATTTAATTGAATTAGCTGATGACCTACAATCTGGATTTGCCGACGTTAGCGATTTGCTAGACGCAGGTGCAGAAAGTGAAAGCGTTGCTAATACAAATTACGATTCTGAACTTTATAACTCATTAATGAAACAAACTCTAATTATTGATACCAATTCGGTTGACATATAGAGAAGAAAAGGAAATATTATGAAATCCATTAAAGAAATGGAAATCGAATTATCCGATTTAAGAAGTGGAACATTAAACGAATTTAAAGAAGTAGCGCCACAAGATATGGACGCTCAAAAATTCGAGGAATGGGAAAATAGAAACTCTAAGATGGCAGAACTTGTTGACGCTATCAAAGAAGCAAAAAAATATGAAAATCAAAAAGCTGATTTAGAAGCAAACCTTGAAAAAGGACAAGCTGTTAAAGAAATGCCTATTCATACAGAAGCAAAGGAACAAGCAAAGTCTTTAGGTGGACAGCTTATGGATTCCAAAGCTTATAATGCTTTTATTAAAGAGGGACAAAAAAATATTACTTCTGAGTTGAAATTCGATCCAAGATATGAGTTTAAAACAACTCTTACAGAATCTGGTTATCCACCAGCAGTTACAAGAAGTGATTTAGTTTTGCCAACAGCAACATTAGACCCACTTCAAATTCCAGACTTGATTGATACAATCACAACAGACCAATATCAATATAAGTATTTGGAAGAAACTACATTTACTAATGCCTCAACTGCAACAGCAGAAGGGTCAGCACTTTCAGAGAATGCTATTGCATTTACAGAAAGAACTGAAAGCATTAGAAAAATTGGTGGGTTTTTACCTGTAACCGAAGAACTATTAGCAGATGTTTCTGCTGTTCAAGGTTATTTAGATTCAAGATTAAGAACAATGGTAAGATTAGCAGTATCCGATCAAATGGTCGGGGGCTCGGGCTCAGGCGCTAATTTAATTGGTATTCTTAATAAATCTGGAATCAATACTTTTGATTATTCCTCATATTCAGGAAATCTAAAAAGAATTGGTCAAATTTATGAAGCAATCACTGAAATTCAGAAAGATAGCTTCTTACAACCAGACGCAATTATTATGCATCCATCCGACTGGTACTAAGTAGTCACAGAAGTTAATGCTGTAACTACAAGTGGCTCTTTGAATCCACTTTTTGTTGGTTCTGGAAACTTTGGAAATGGTGTTGCACCTACCCTTTGGGGACTTCCAGTTGTATTATCAACAGAAGCAGGTGCAGGAACAGCAATAGTTGGTGTTTTCGGTGGTGGACAAGCTATCCATATAGTCGCAAGACAAGGTATGGAAGTTGCTATGTCTGATTCACATGATGACAACTTTACTAAGGATGTAATTGTAATGAAAGCAACTGTCCGTATGGGCATGCCTATTTATAGAGCAACTGCTTTCTGTTCTATTACAAACATATAAATTAAATGGTTATTACGCACTCATCTTATAAGGTGGGTGCGAATGCCTTAAAAGGAAAAATTATGAAAGTTAAAAAAGATATTTACAAAAATGAAGCTGGAGAATGTAAAGAAACTTCTGGTGGATTACCTAAAGGATGGGCAAAAGGAAAATTAGTTGCCAAAAAAGGGCAAGAAATGTCTGACGCTGATTTTAAAGCTTTAAACATTAAAAATAAAGTAGAAAAAAAAGCCGTCGATCTCAAAGAAAATAAAGCTAAATAGGTTAAATAATGAATGACCAATATTGTACTGTTGCAGAATTAAAAGCAATGATTGGTTTAACCAGTAGCAGTCAAGACACTAATATAAGCAATGCTATTGATGGTGCTTCAAGACAAATAGACCAATTATGTGGAAGAAATTTTTATATAACTGATAGTGCAACACATAAATATTTCAATTCACAAAATAATTACTATTTAGATGTTCCAGATATAGCAAACACTACAAATTTAGTTATTAAGCTTGACACAAACGACGATGGAACACATGATACAACACTAACCGAAGATACAGATTTTTATTTGAAACCTATTAACACAACGGATGTTGACGGAGATGATAATGTACCATTCGGCACAATAGAAATTATTCATTCAAGAACGTCAAAACACTTCGACCCAAAAATAGTTAAAAATGTAAAAATAACAGCATTTTGGGGATTTCCACAAGTGCCACAAGCAATTAAAATGGCATGTTTACTTCAATCATCAAGATTATGGAAAAGAAAAGATTCGCCATTTGGAACTTATGGAAGTGGAGATACAGGGGAAAAAGAATTATTTCAAAAATTCGATCCCGACGCTAAATCTTTAATAATGGGTTACAAAAAAAGAAAATTGTAACATGGCAAAAAATAAAGCCTTTGCTGTTGAATTAGAGGGTTTAGACAAATTAAAAGACAGAGTTAAATTAGAAAACTTATCTAGCGCCCCTTTAAGAACATTTTATAGAAATTATGGTCAAATAGTTTCTAAAGAAGCAAAAGATATAGTTCCAGAAGATACAGGCGCTTTAAAAAGAAGCATTAGAGTTAAACAAATACAATCATTAGGTAGATTACCTAATGGAATAACTATTAGGGCATTTAGTCCAAAAGCACCTTACGTACATGGCGACCCAAAAAAATTACCTGGTTTAAAAACCGCAGAAGCTGGACAATATAGAACAAAACCACATTTTCCACCTTTAAAAGCATTAAGTAAATGGGGGCCTATAAAAGCAAAACCAGAAATTTTATGGCCTGTTGCATTGTCCATAGCTAAAAAAGGAACGCCATTAGTTCCATTTTTGTTTATTGCTGAAAGAAATACTAAGATTGAAAGGAAAGCTTTATTATCGATCGCTTCAAAAAGCATAGAAAAAGAATATGCAAAGAGTAAAAGATTAGGAAAAGGAAAATAAATGCCAGTTACATTAACACAAATTAGACAAGGTTTGGGAACAAATATTTCTAATAATATAAATTCTTTATCTGTCTATAACTACATTCCAGATAGAAGTGAACCACCATTAATAATTGTTGGTGTGTTAGATAATTTAGAATATGATATAACAATGGCACGTGGTGCTGATAGTTATGTTATACCATGCAAATTATTAGTTGCCAATGTGGACGCACAAGACGCACAAGAAACATTAGATGGTTATATTGCTTCAAGTGGGTCTAGTAGCGTTAAACAAGCCATAGAAAGCGATACAACGCTAGGTGGCATAGTTTCATCAGTACGTGTTACAGACGCAAGAGATTATGGTGCTTTTACTTTAAATAATACTGAATTAATAGGCGTGGATTTTTTAGTTGAAGTGGTAGGATAATATTATGTTTTTAGCAATGCAAAATATTAATTTTAAAAATAAAGAAGTTGAAGCAGGAGAAATATTTGAGGGTAAACCTGCTAAATGGTTAATTGAACAAGGTATAGTAAAAAAAATATCTAAAAAAGAAGCAGAAGAAATAGCCATGCAAGGTTTAAAAAATGATAAAACAATTTATGAAGATACAGAATTTGAAGAAGTTGTAGAGGAGGAATAAATGAGTTATGGTAGAACAGGTAGTAGAAGAAAACCATCAAGCAGTAGAAGAAGAAGAAGAACAAGAACGAACAGTAGGTAATTATGGGATTTAAACATGGTAAAGATACCAAAGTATTTTTTGGTAATACAGAATTTTCAACGTTTATTAATAGTGTAGATTTAACACGCACAGCAGATATTGCTGAAACAACAGTATTCGGTAAGGGATCGAAAACTTTTACTGTTGGACAAAAAGATGGTGTTGCAACAATAGCTGGATTTTATGACACAACTATGGATACTCAACTTAACACAATGTTAGGTAATGCAACAAACACTTTATTATTAGTTGGCACAGGTGGAGTTGACGCAACTGATGGATGTTCATTTGGAAATATATTAGAAACTAATTATGGAGAAAGTTCTCCTGTTGGGGAAATAGTGGCATTTTCATGTGATTTACAAAGTAATAATGGTTTATATAATGGCTCTGTTTTAGAAAATAATACTTATACAACAACAGCAACAGGAACAGCTAGAGATAATACTATACCAACAATTAATGGAGGCGCTGGATTTTTAGTAATAACAACTGCTTCTGGCTCAACACCAACAGCAACTATAAAAATTCAACATTCTGCTGATAATTCAACTTATGTAGATTTATTAACTTTTACTCAAGCAACTGGTGCAACAAGTGAAATTAAACAAGTTGCAAAAGGAACAACAGTAAACAGATATTTAAAGGTAGTAGCAACTTTAGGTGGTACGTCGCCATCTTTTTCTGCTATCATTGGTTTCGGAAGAAATAATTAAAGGAGAATAAAAAATGGCATTCGTACACGGAAAAGATTCAGTTTTTAAAATTGATAACGCTAGTGGTTCACTTACTGATATTTCAGCTTATGTAAATTCAGTAGATTTCCCACAAACAGTTGATGTAGCAGAAACAACCGTGCTAGGAAAAGACAATAAAACTTTTATTGTTGGTTTGAAAGACGCAACTCTTTCTCTAGCAGGTTTATGGGACGCAACAGTTGACGCAATTTTTGGCGCTGTAATAGGTCAATCCGCAACATTATCATTTGAGTATTCGCCAGAGGGAACAGGCTCAGGTGCTGTAAAGTACACTGGAGAATGCATAGTAACAAGCTATGGAAAAAATTCCCCAGTTGGCGAAGTTGTAACTTATAGTCTAGACGCACAAGTTTCAGACGCAGTTACCCGCGCTACTCATTAATAATTAAGTGGAACGCACATGACAAAAAATAGATTAACCATAGAAGATATAAATAATAATATTCCAAATGTTCCAGAAGTGGAACTACATATAGAAGAATGGGATAAAAATATATTAATTCAAGGTATTAGTAAACAAACACAAATAGAATTAGGACGTTTGCTAGATGACGAAAAAACAGATGCTTTTGATTATCAAAGAGAACTTTTAAAGCATTGTGTAGTCGATCCCGCTTTGGATGACGAATCAATTGATTTGTTATATCAAAAAGACAGCAAAGTTATTGATAAAATATTTCTTTCAATTAACGATCTCAATGGTGTTGGAGGTTCTGCTTCGGCAGAAGAATTTCAAGAGTAACCCAGACTTATTATTTCAATTTAGACTAGCTAAAGACTTAGGCATGACAGTGGGCGAATTAATTACTAGAATGAGTGCATTGGAATATTCTCAATGGGCAGAATATTACCTTTACATACAGAAAGAACGAGATAAGGCACAAGCATTAGCAGAAGCAGAAAGAAATAAAAGATAATGGCGATTGCAGATATAGCGATAAATATAATAACTAAAGGTGCAACCTTAGCTAAAAAGCAATTAAATGATTTAGGCAATTCTGGAAAAACTTCTGCAAGTAATCTTAAACAATTAGGAAACATAATGGCAGGCGCTGTTGCTGTATCCGCAATAGCATTGGCTAAAGGCGTGTCAATGGCTTTACGAGAATTTACTGCTTTTGATGAAGCAATGAATCAATCTCTAGCCATAATGAAAACGTCAGAGGCACAACAATTAGCAATGGCAGAGGCAACCAAACAAGTTGCTATGGAAACAAGAATTGGAACTAAACAAAGCGCCGAGGCATATTTCTTTTTAGCGTCGGCAGGTTTAAGTGCCGAACAATCAATAAATGCTTTACCACAAGTTGCAAAATTTGCTCAAGCAGGAATGTTTGATATGGCAACTGCTACTGATTTAGCAACAGACGCTCAATCTGGTTTGGGATTAACAGTAAAAGACGCACAACAAAACTTATCTAACTTAACAAGAGTTACTGATGTTTTAGTAAAAGCAAATACTTTAGCAAACGCTTCTGTTCAACAATTTTCCGAAGCTTTAACCACTAAGGCAGGTGCCGCACTTAAAGTTGCCAATAAAGATATAGAAGAAGGTGTTGCGGTTTTAGCAGTTTTTGCAGACGCAGGTGTTAAAGGTGCAGAAGCTGGGGATAAATTAAACCAAGTACTTAGAGATATTATTAGAGCAAATGAAAATAATAAAGAAGCATTCAAAGCTCTAGGTTTAGAAATATTTAAAGCTGATGGCAACATGAAAAACTTAGCAGATGTTGTTGAGGAACTCGATCGAGTTATGGGCCCAATGAATGACGCACAAAAAGCGGCAACACTTGACCAATTAGGATTAAATCGTGGTGTTGCTGACGCTGTTAAAATTCTTTCAGGATCGACAGAAAAAATAAGAGAATATGAAAGTGCTTTAAGAGATTCAGCAGGCATAACAGAAGAAATAGCAAATAACCAATTAAAATCATTACAAGCTGAACTAGATATATTAAATAATAAATGGGAAATATTACTTCAAGATATTGGAAAAGATTTTGAGGGTACAGCAAGAGGCACAGTTGGATTATTAGATAGATTAATAACAAAAATTATAGAAGTCCGTGAAGCTGCCGATATTAGAGAAAATGTTTTGGGCGTTCAGGCATGGAGAACTTACACAACCACAATAGGTTTTACAGAGGTTCAAACACGTAAATTAATAACCATTACTAAAGATTTAACAAATACACATGACGCTGAAAGAGATTCAGTTGAAGCTTATAATTCTGCTTTAGAAGATTTAAGACCAACCAAAGAAGAAATTATACAAGCAACAGAAGAAGAAATAGAAAAAGAAAAAGAATTAGCAAAAGAAAGACGTGAAAATAGCTTAGGCGCTTTAAATAAAGTTTTAAGTGCTTATAAAAAACTTCAAGCAATAAAAGATAACATTATAGATTTAGAAAGTGACGAAAAAGATAAATTAGAAAAATTAACAAAAGCTAAAAGCAAAGAAAAAGGTTTAATTAGTCAAAGAGATTTTGCATTACAACAATTATTAAAAGCACAAGAACAAAGCAAGGTAGTAACCATTGAAGAAGAATTAGCAATTATAAAAGCTAGTCAAGCAATGGAAGAAGCAAAAAAGAATTTAGATGGTACTAGAGAGGCACAATTAGAATACGAGATAGCACAAAAAAAGGTTAATGACGCTATTGCTGAATCTACTTCTGCTACACAAGATGAAATTCAAGCTAAAAACGAATATCAACGTTCTTTAGATGAACTTGAACGTCAAATGGAAAAAATAGAAAAAGCACAAAAAGATTATCAAGACGCACAAGAAAGTCTAGCAAAAGCAACAGCTAGAACAGCAGAAAATTTATTAGAACAAGCAATAGCTAAAAAAGAATTAGATAAAGCATTGGCAGACGCAAATGCAATTAACGCATTAGAAATTGGTTTAGAAGAAATGGTCAAAAATATTTCTGGCTCTTTGTCTGGACTTAGAGAAGAATTTGAAAAAATATTTGCTTTAAGAAATAAACCTATAACA